GTCCGACATGTTTCTAGTAATTTTTTTATGCCAGTAAAGTCGTGTAAGAATTTTGTCTTGAGCTGTTTAGACAACTTTGCTTCATCCCCATCAACATACTGAGAGTAGAGCATTCTCAAGGCTGTGATATAAACATTAATACTACTCTCCGTAATATCAGGGCGTTTTTTCTTAATCTTTTTTCTCAATTTCTCAGTTGGTTGCTTCATATCTTATTTTATTATACTCAATATAATAAAATTTTGTTTAAAATATTAGAATGAATTTTACGAGGTCTTCACTACGGTTAGATAACCGAGAGAATCTGACCACACAGCCTGAGCACATTCACCGATACCGCTAAGAACGATATTAGAACCAGTTGAAGTTCGAATAGTGCCAAAACTTTGAATTGTGATAGAACTAGCCTGTTGACAGGTCATAAATTTCACTGACTGACCATCAACAAGCGCTCCCGTCACACCAGTAATAACAGTACTTGGTCCAGAATCTAAATAAACAGTTCCTACATTCGTAAGGTCAAGATTGGGGTAAGTTGCTTCTGTTAGAGATAGCGATTGTAGTCCTACGGGTTCACCTTGAATTTTCAGAGATTTAACATCAAGATCTAGATCCACTAAGCCGTTGAGACAAATATGATTAAGACTCATGATTTTATATTAAGACAAGAAAATGTTTTTTAAAAACTTTTTACAATTATTGTAGAATTGTGAGAATTATTTTTATTTCGTCATCTTCAAACGATTATGAAATACTTTAATTAATTTTTAGAAACAATATTTTGTAAATTTATTATTTAACGGCGCATACGTCTTGAAAGACGCCCACCCGTAGTTCTTCCACTACCTTGACTGGCAGCAGCGACCTGAGGAGCAATTTTTTGTACCAGGCCAAGGGCAGGAGCTAGTTCAGGAGCTAAAGCACTTACGATTGGAGAAGCCATATTTGCGACCGATCCAAGACCAGAAGCAAATCTGTGCACAAAATTCTTAAAGCCTTTCATGAACCGACCATTAAGCCGTCCACCATGAAGTGCGGTATAAACAGCGTGACTAGACTCAGTTTCACCCTGTTGAGCCGAAAGTACCATAGCCTCAGAGAAATTACCGATAGATGCACGAGCGCCATTTTCAAAGACAGAAAACGTACCAGGCTGGTCCATGATAAGGAAGAATTCATAATCTCCCGTATCATCGAGATTGGTAGCCTCAATCTGCACCTGAATTGTATACTGGCCCGCCACACCCGCTGACTCGTTAGCCTGAAGACCTATATCTTTACCAAATTCTACAGACATTACTGATCCTCTGTACTTATCCCATTGAGGGTATGACAAATTACAATCATTTCTAGAACTAATATCAAATAGTTCTTGCTCAGAAGCGGTAGATAAGAGGCCAGACTGATTGTTCCAGAGAACAGACATACGGCTGATTTTAGCAAAACTATCAGCTACAGTATAGTCAGAACTGCTACGAGCATGACGGACGTAGGCATACATACGATGAGGAATCAAACTGAGTTTGATAGAATCACTAATTAGAGTCTGAGTAGATCCAGCCAAGAAGTTTCCGACCGGTTTAATATATTGTTGGAGTTTACTGTATGGAAAGGTCTGGACAGTAGGTAGAGGATAGGTAATCATTGGCGTGATGTAATTGACAAGGACTTCTGGAGCCTGATAGAAGGTAGCACTGACTGCCGTGATAGGGTTGCCAGAAGAAGCGTGACATAGGACACGGTTAGTTAGCTGAACCCATCTGAGAGAAAGATTGAGCTGGTTAACGTTCACCATACCTTCGTCTTCATCCTGACCACTGAGGAAAGGACTTAAAAAGAGAGGCTCAGTTAGTTCGCAACGAAATGATAGGCCATCTGGTGCGATGGTGATCGGAAATCCTCCTCGGCTCATTTCTGAGCTATTTTCACCATAGTCCGCGAGGGGATTCCGCGCGGATCCGTACAGTTGCCAGTCACTATACTGCTGAAATTGGTCAGGCATGGCGGGGCTAGTAGATACGGCACGATTACGATCGTAAGTATCATTATGATAACAGTTCATAGCAGAGATAAGATCTGCCGTGTTCTGAGAAACCGTTTCTCCGTTAATTTGCATAGTAACCACATCAGTGATAGCGGAAAGTGGAAATTGGCGAAGACCGTCGTTAGTACCGATCTGCAGAGGCTGATCTACGACGACTTCAAGGTATGCTTTGACACGGATATTCCGGTCTACGATAGTCTGGGTGCTAGGGGGACTGATATTCCACGATGCCTGGACCAACGGCGCGCCTGGCGAACCCCAAGAATTTGAGGGGAAAATTTGTTGATTGACACGAGATCCGCCTTGGCGGACGACATGTGTTTTCATGGTATCGGGAACGATATGCGATCTCGCATACATTACTCTCGTTAACTCAGACATAGTTTATATTACAGCAACATAATATAAAATTTTTTTTTATTTTTTTCTATAATTTTTTTTCTAAAAAGTTTTTCATTATACTTGGTTGATAGCACTATTATCAACATCTCTAAGATTAATGATATTCCTTTTAGTAAACCGTAACTTTATGGTTGCTTGCTTATTAGCCGGAAGAATAATAATCTGAGATTCCCCCTCATCTGAAAACCACCTGATGTTAACATCGATATTTGATAGGGGGTAATTACTGGTTAAACTATTAATACGAAATGGACCCACTGGTGAAAACGTCAAGTCTAATGGCCTATTTGGATCTGGTAACACGATAAAATCTTCAATAACCTGAATTTGGATATCGTTCTGCGCACCCACTAGCTGTTTGTCTACCGGGATCGTATTCGTTTCTAACAGAATTCTATTCAGTGAACTCCACGTAGAAATCCCCTCTATGCTCTGCGTCATTTTGAACAAACCACCGTTAAAATTGGTGTATTGATTGACAAAGAGATATTGTATTCTATCGTTAGTCTCGAAAAACTGGGGTAGGTTTGGAAATTGAGATGCACAGGCTTTATTAAAAAACAAATTGATTGGGTTTGGTAAACTAGATTCGTACCCTGCTTCTGCATTAATCGAAAGAAGATTACCTATCAATGTTATAAAAGGGGCTCGAGTAGCTGGAATCAATGGCTGTAAAACTAACAGATCGGAAAAAGCATCTTTCAAGGCGATATTGTATGTTTGAATGAAATTTTGGTAAGAATATACTGGGCCATTCTGAACTGGCGCAAGACCTATACCAGATGGGATATAGGTTAATTGCTTTGTTACAGAGCTACCATTATATTCCAATGTTACGAAAAAGTTTTGTCCCAAAAAGAACTGAAACAAGGGTATAGAAAACAACGGTATCGTAAAACTCTCTACTGATATTACCCAGTCAGATGGGTTTGTTAGAATCTGATCGACTCGGTTAATATTGAATTTTGCGAGAGTTGGTACATCAGAATCTCCCCCCACTGATATATTGTAGTATAGTTGCTCTTCATTAGTGTTTTTATCCAAAGCGGGTCTAAACATTATTTATAATTAGTAAATATAATAATTTATTCATCGAGTCTTATACTAATTTTCTTTTGAAACAAAATCTTAATAGAAGCCGTTGTATCTAAATTGATCGTAATAGGATAAGTCTGACCATCTTTTGCTTCCCACCTAATCTCGGCATCAATTTGCTTCAGTGGATAATTCGACACTAAAGAATAGTACCGAAGTGGTCCACTTGGGAAGAAATTGATGACCCCTTTATCAGGAATGCCGGTTACATTAAAGTCAAAAAGAACTCTTCTGGTGACATCATCCTGAGATGGTTGTAATTCTTGTACGATTGGTATAGAATTGCTGAAAACGACGATCTTCTGTATGTCTGCGAATAACTCGAGAGAAGGTTGACTCTGTTGCATACTAAAGTATGGTTTAGCGTTAAAAGTTGTAGTATTATTGAAAGTATCGTATACTGCTAGACGGGTCTCATCTTGGTTCAGAAAGAAGTCCTGTAAGTTGGTGTAGTACTCAAAAAGTTTAGCAGAAAATATGATTTCAATATAGCTACCTGCGCCTAAATCTTGGTCATACCCAGCCTGTTCAGCATTCAGTGAGAACAATTCTGAAGGAGCATCATATGTAACAAATGGCGTATCAAATGCGCCAGTTGGAGCTACACCATCCAAAGATGATTTACAGGTTTCCAGAGCAGTATTCAGGCTCTGGGTAATTTCACTGAAATCATAAACTGGTAATTTACCTACGTTAGCAAATGGGTTATCACTAGAATTTGGCACCCATACTAAATCTGTTTGTACCTCCACTGCACCATACTTTAATTTAACATAGAAGTTGTTATCTGGAAAGAAAAGCAATGGTATGTTGAATGAGGGTACCAAGAGTCTGACACAGGCTAAATCATAATCAGATGGGTTATTCACGATAGGAACGGTACGGTTTTCAGAGAAGACAAGGCGTTTACCAGATGGGTCGCGCTCGTTACGGATTATAATATTGTAGTAAATCTGGTCACTAGTATCGCTATTATTGTTTCTCTTCTTCAAAGAAACTTCAGAGGCTGTTTGTATTAGCGAATTCATTTTATTAATAGGAAATATAATAATAAAATTTA